CGCCGAGCGCGGAGCCAGAGCCCGCGCTCGGCGCGGGTCTCCCGACCCCGCCGCTTAGCTGCCCGCGCTCGGCGCGGGTCTCCCGACCCCGCCGCTTAGCTGCCCGCGCTCGGCGCGGGTCTCCCGACCCCGCCGCTTACTGGCACAATTCGCGGCGCACTTGATAAGTCACAATCAGGACGCTGGTGAAGGTCCGCTTCTGTTCGAGGTGCTCCGGCGAGAAGATCGGCTCATTGCGGATGCCGGTGCAGATGGCCTCGGGGTAATCGGCCGGCCGGGTGCGGCGAACGAAATCGGCCAGCTCTTCCACCACCGCCGCCATGTCGTCGAGCTGCTTGAAATCGGTCGGCTCCACCCGCTTCTGCACCGCGATGTCGATCTCGTACTCGTTCAAGTCGGCCTTGCGGCTGTCGGGCGTGCGCGCCAGCGAGGCCGGCACAACGCTGACATGGATGTCCGCCAGCTCCTGAATGTCGAAGCGCGGCTGATAATGCCGCTCGGCGCGGAGCTTCACGGACAGCACCGCGGCGTTCAGCTCGGTGACAATGGCGTCGGCAAGAGCGATGATGCTGGCGGGCATAGCAGTTCACAGTTCACGGTTCACAGTTCACAGTTCACGGTTCACAGTTTCCAGCGGTTCACAGTTCTTCGCTGCAAACTGTGAACTGCGAACTGCGAACTACCCGATGCGCTTCGTGTGCACGCGCCGCATCTGGTGATGCGGATCGGCCCAGCGCCAGGCCGGCTCGTCGCCGATGCGGCTGCCGTAGGGCGTTACCTCGTACACATGCGGGTCGGTATCGACCATCTCCTCGATGGTATCGCCGCCGCGCGGCTCGATCTCGTCGCCGGCAATCACCAGGTCAACGGTGGCGATGATGTAATCGCGCTCGGTCCACTCGATGCGCGTGCCGCCCAGGCCATCGGAGAGCTTAAGCATGGTGCGGCCGATGGTCGCTTGCACGGCGACCTGGCCGCCGCCGCTGCCGCCGCGCTTATATACCACCGCCTGCGAGGCATGCGCCTTCAGCTGCTTTTGCAGGAAGGCACTGCCCGTTTCCAATAGATCGCTCATCGACGACCTCGCTTACGCTTCGGGTTGGTGTAGTCAGCGCATCGCCGTCCTCGCCTACGCTTCGGGTTAGTGTAATCAGCGCTTCGTGAAACAAGGCGCCGATGGCCGGCCACTGGAAGCGCGGCTCGGAGACCCGCGCCAGGCCAGCCTGGGCGAGCTGGTAACGGCGGAAGAGGTTGCGGTAAATCTCATCGAGGGCGGCGATGAAGGCCGACTCATCGGCAATGCCGCCGATGGTGGCACTGCCTTCGCCGCGGCCGCCCATGCGCGCTGCCGTGCCGGTGCAGGGCACGAACAGCGCGGCCCGTTCCGCCCACTCCGCCAGGCCGCTCCAGTTAGGCACGATCTGCGGGATGCCGCAGCTCATACCTTCCATCTGCGTCAGGCCCCAGCCTTCTCCCTGCGTGGTGCTGATCTGGATGTCCAGCGCGCCATAGATCAGCGGCATCTCGTCCTCCACGGCGCCGCCGGGGCAGCCGAGATCGGGAGTAACAATCATGCGGCTATCAATGCCGTAAAATCGGGCCAGATCGTGGAAGTCGCAGCCCACGTCCTTGCGATTGGCGTGGATGAACAAATAGATGTTGCCGGGGAGCTGGTATTGCTTAACCCATTCGGCGAAATACTTGACGGTGAGGTCGAGCCGTTTGCGCGGGGCGTTGCGGTTGATGTTGCCGACGATAAAGGCATCGATGGGCAGACTGCCGAGGCCGAGCCGCTGGCGGCATTCCCGGCGATCGCGCGGGCTATAGAGGCCGCGATCGACACCGTGCGGGATCACGCGCGAAGGCCCGCCATAGCCGCCCGATTCCGCCTGCCGGCGGCCGAAATCGGTGTACCAGATGGCCAGGTCGAGATCGTTGAGCAGCTCGCCGTCGGAGAGATTGAGGCCATCGACGGGCATATAGGCGGCGACGCGCTCGCGGCCATTGCCTCGCAACTGCAAGAACTTGGTGACGATCCACGGATCGTTCAGCAGGCAGACCACGTCCGGCTGGAGCTTCTCGACCAGCGTTTGATAGCGGCGCAAGCCGAAAACGTCGCCGCCGGCGCGGGCCGGGAAGATCGAGTAATCGTAGGGGTGCGGGTCGCCGTTGTAGTTGATGCCCAGGACCTTAATGTCCCAAAGATGCTGGAGCTGGTCCAGCACGTTATGTGTCACGCGGGCAAAGCCGGTGTGACAATAGGCGTCGCCGACCCAGAGGAGCATTGGCTTGCGATCCATCAGTTTCTCCTTCGCGCAAAGAACTTGCCAATGTGCGACCCCGGCGCGACCTCGATCTCGGTGCGGAAGCCATAACTCTTCAGGCGCAGGGCGATGTCGCGGACGCGGTAGCAATCGTGGCCCTCGACCTTAGCCCAGGGCGGCAGTGCTGCATATTGTTCCGGCCCCACTTCGTGGAACTCGCCCACGATCTCATCAATCCAGGGCAGCTGCTGTGACGTCAGCAGGATCGGGAACTCGCTGGCCTCGCAGTCGAGCTTGAGCAGGCGGATGGTCCGCCACGGCGGCAGAATCTCATCGACAACCTCATCGAAAGACAGGGCGCGGCATTCCTCGCTATGGCCGATGCAGTTGTCACCGCCCGGCCAGAGGACATTGCCGCCGCCGCTGTTGATAAGCCCGCTGGCAAAGCGGGTCATGCCGGTAAAGCGGACCGTGGCCGGCCTGGTCCGCGATTCCCCAATGATGGCCGCATGGCGAATCTGGGCGCGCTCGCCATAGACGGCCAAGTTCTGCTCGGCGAGGTCGTAGTTGTCGCCGCAGGCCTCGAAGCAATAACAGTGGCCGGCGCCGCGCTCCAGGCAGAGATCGGCGAAGGCGCCGATATGGGCGCCGACGTCGATGATGATGTCGGTCGGCCCGAACTGTTCGGGCAGGCGATAGGCGTTGATGCCACGGACCTCGGCGATGATGTGATCGTCGTTGGTGCCGGGACGGATGCGCATGAATCCTCCGTGTAGCGGCGGGGTCCGGAGACCCGCGCCAAGCGCGGGCGTCGGGTGCGGGCCTTCGCGCGCTGGCCGCGCTCGGCGCGGGTCTCCCGACCCCGCCGCGCGACGATTACCGATTACGCCTGGCCTTCGGGCGCGTGCACGAACTCGACGCACGCGCTCGGCGCGGGTCTCCCGACCCCGCCGCGCGACGATTACCGACTACGCCTGGCCTTCGGGCGCGTGCACGAACTCGACGCTGTCGCCGCTGGCGGCGGCAATGTCGAGATTGAAGCCCAAGTGCTTGTCCGCCGTGAGCAAGGTAATCTGATTGAGGGTCGCGTTGTAATAGATGCGCTTGCCTTTGGTGGGCAAGGCCACGGCGCTCTTCATCTTGTAGACGCCGCCGCCGGCCGCGAGAGCGCCCTTGACGCCGTCCGCGATATCATGATGGGCGATCAGCGGGACGTCGCCTATCACGACCACATCGCCGGCACTCACGGGAGCGCCGGATGGCGTATGGTCCACCATCGTGACGTCGCCACTGCGAAACTGTGCGGTAAAAGCCATTGTTGCTCTTCTCCTTTTGTAGCCGCGTTGCCAAGAACGCGGGAAACCTTGGCGCTCTTTCAGCCCGCGTTCCTGGCGAACGCGGGCTACGGTTACGCCGCGCCCTTGCTCTTGACCCCGCCGCGGTACTCGACCGTGTTGACGCCGTAGTCGTACAGGGCCCGGAACGTGATGCCCGGCTGATCGAAGTTGGCCTCGGTGCTGTCGATCTGCGGCGTCTCCACACCGTCCACGAATGCGACGCAGATGACCGGGACGTCATTGGGATCGGCGAGCAGGTACCAGGCGACGGCCGAATTGCCGGTGTAGGCGGCATTGGCCAAATACGCGCTCACGGCCGGCGTAAACCTGCCAGCCCAGATGTTGGTATTGGGCACCTTGGTGTCGGTAGCGGCGCCGCCAGTGTTGTAATTCGTGGAGCGCATCAGCTCGAGCATGGTCACTTCGAGCCCGGTGGGGACCAGGAGAATACGCGGCTCGATGCCGAGCGGCTCTCCGTCTTCACTGGTCTGATTGCGGAATAAGCCCAGCGCGGTCGCCAGGCTGCTCGATTGCAGGTTGGTCGCGGCGCCGGTGAAATAGTTGCCGCGGGCCGTGGTGAAGAAGGCCGAGTTGTTCAGGAACACGGTCCAGAAATCGGTGTTGAGCTTTTGACCGGCGCCCCGGCCCAGGCCCATCGGCACTTCGTTCAAGGCGCTCATGTCGTCATTGATGATGTCCTGGCGGGTCACGGCGAATACCAGTCCAGCCGAATTTGCTTTGACGGTGTAGGTCGCCTCGGCGGCGGTGCCGTGTTTCAGTTGGCCATCAGCGCCGACGGTCTCAAGCTTCATTGACGGGCTTAAACGCACGGCGGTATTGGTCTTAAAGTCGGGCACGCTCTTGATCTTGGCGATGGTCCGCCAGACCTGCTCCGTGAAGTTGAAGCCGGCGACGAGCGACTTGTTGGCGACGGCACCGAGGATGTTCGGCAGCGCGAAATCGCTGATGCCGGCGGCACGAATGTCGGGATCGCGGAAGGCCGCTTTCAAGAGCGACTTGGTGTCCTTGAGCGACAAGCCCGGATAACCATTGCGGCGGGCGGCCGTGAGGAGCAGTTCGCCCAGCGGCAGGCCGTGGCGGAACTGGCGGTGCGAGGCTTCGAGCGTCTCGGGCTTATAATGCTTTTCCAGCTCACGGATACCGGCGGCCTTGGCCACGGCGCATTCGATGATGGTGCCGTTGAGCTCCTGGCTGCGCGGGGCGACCATCAGCGGCGCGCCCGGACGCGCGGCCCGGAGTAGCTGGAGCTCCAGCCATTGTTCCGTTTGCTTGCCTTCGATGGCGGCGCGGCCCAGGCCCTCAGCAACATCCACCATGTCGGGCCGATCCTGGATGGCCCCGGCGACGATCTCGGTGATTCGCTGCCGGCGGGCGTTCTCATGCCGCTGGGCCTCAATCACATCCTCGACACTGCGAAACGGCGCGGGTGCCGCATTGATTTGCGGCGCTGCGCCGTTGCTGTTGGACGGGCCGTTGGCCGGCGGATTGGCGGCGGGTGCCGCGGCGGGCGCTGCGGCAGGAGGAGGGCTGGCGGGCGGCGTGCTTTCCGCCTTCCAGGCTGCCTCCAAGGTGACCCGCTGGCCATCGCTCAGTTGAGCGGGATCGAAACCCTTGCCTTTGGTCCATTTGTCGAAATCCATCATTGCTCCTCTGTTCCGCATCAGGGCCGCTGCTTGGGCCGCGATGCTGGCGTTCGTGTTTTGATCCGCGCCTACCGGGACGAAAGAGATTTCCCCCAACGTCGCTTTTCGGGCCACATACAGCGGCCCCGGCCAGTTGCGGCCATTCACCTTAACCGTGCTATCGACTTCCACAAATTCAAGTTCGTCGGGCCGGGCGCCGATCGATGCCTGCCAGGGGAAGCCGTTATCGGCCAGCTGCATGACTTCCCGAGCGGCCTCGCTTACCCCCGACATTACCCCCGATACCTTCAAGCGTTGCTGGCTGACCTCGATGGCATCGGTATGGGCCACGATGGCCCGTTGGTCGTGCTGGCGGAGGATGGGTCGCTGTTGCGACGGCACCGATAGGCCCTGCAAGTCCACGATCACCGGCAGCCAATAGCCTTCGAGCATCATGGGCACGCCGGTATAAGCGGTCATGCTGAAGCGGCGGAGCCGGGGCTTGCCAGCGGCATCAGGTTCGGCCGCTTGCAGTCGCAATGGCTCGCCGACGCCGCAGATCGTCAGCGTGGTCGGTGGGCCGGAGGTCGGATAAGGCTCCGCACCCTTTACGGGTGCGTGTGGGGGGGGGCTGCCAGTCGCTTTCATTCGACGACCTCCTCTTCCAATGCCTCGGTCTCATCAGTCATCGGCTGCAAATTCGCCGGGCCGGCGCCCGCGGTTGTCGGCTGCGGCAGCGGGATGCCGAGCTGCTGCATGAGCGCGATCTCTTTGCCGCGCTGTTGCAGCACATCCTGCCAGTACAGCCCCTGTTGGGCGCATTCGACGGCCAGCGTGGTCGTGCCGTTTGATAGCCGGGTCGTTTGTGCGTTCGCCTCCTTGAGCGGGTCAACGTGCGGCATTCCATCCCAGAGCCATTGCCAGCCCCAACTGACGGCGCCGAAGCCGAAGGGAAGCAGACCCGGAATGCGGCTGGCCTCGGCGAGCCAGGCGGTGAAGATGCGGTCGAGGATGGTTTGCAGCTCTTCGCGCTCGACGCGGATGGTGTTCGAGTGGTTCTGATATTCCAAGCGCCCCGAGCTGTAGTTGTGACCGGAATAGTCACCAGCCACGATCGCATAGGAGAGGTCCAGACAGCGGGCGATCTCGCGCAGGATCGACTTGACGAACATGTCGTGGTTCGTCGTCGGCTGCTCCGCTTGCAGCTGGGCCATCTTCCAGCCGGCGGGCACGGTCGTGAGCATCCGCCGCTCGATCTCGATCGACTCGAAGGGCTCGGCGGCCTCGGCCTGTTGCTCGGGCGGCATGTCGGTGTAGAGCAAGGCCGCGAAGTCGGCCGCCGTCTCGGCAGCGCCCAGCGTGGCCCCGGTGTAGCGACGCAGCTCGGCAAACAACGGCAGCGCCGGCGTAGTCTCGGGGATGCCGCGGGCTTGGCCAGCGCGGTCCTGACGAAACCAATGAATCACCTGGGAGGCAGCAATGCGATCGAACTGAAAGGCGGACGACTGAAAGAGATCGCCCGGATGCTGTTTCAGAATGTGATACCAGGCCGGGTTGCCGAAGGCATCGAACTCGATGCCATCAACGGCATTCGCCGTCAGGCCGAAGTTGGGCGTCGTCAGCCGGTCCGCCTCCATGATCGACAGATCGAGCTTGACCGGCGTCGGCAGCATCGGATTGGTCGTGAACAGGCCGACGCTCTCGCCATCGCCGACCTTGCCGGCAACCATCGTCCGCAGTTTCTGGGCCAGGTTGATGCTCTTAGCCCATTGCTTGAAGGAGCGCTCGACGATGCGATTGGCGTTGTCATCATCGAGCAGCACTTGCAGCTTGGGACCGGTGCCGACGATGGTTCGGGCCATGCGCAGGATCATGCCCTTGGCATAGCAGTTAGCGCCGATTTCATAGCGGCTGCGGTTGCGGAGCAGCCGGCGGATTTCGGGCGCGTTGGCGGCGTTGGCGGATAGGCCATCGGCATTAGCCCAATGGCGGCGGTTGTCTTCATTGGTAATGGCCGCATCATAGCGGGCGCGGATGGGGCGCGGTGGGCCATCGCCGGCCAGTGGGCGGCGGACCGCTTTCGCGCTTCGGGTCCATCGGCGCAGCCACTGGAACACGTCCCGACTCCATTAAAAGAATTCGCGGAATCCAGACCGGCCAGGTCGCACTGACTCAACGGCTTGATCCGTCGCTGCGGCCCGACTGCTTTCAGCGTCGGCCTGTTCGCCATCCGCTACGAGC